ATTGCGCTCATGGTATACATCTGTTGCGCTATATAAAGCGGCTGTGAAACAATCCCCGGATCTATTCCTATATCCCGGTTCATGGGAACCGTGCCTTTAAACACCGACAAAAGGAACTCGCATTTATTCAATATGTCATTGCGAAGTTCCCGCTCATATACTCCATTTATGACAATCTGAACCCCGTCTATAACAATCATAAATCCGCCCCCTCTAGTGGTATTCTGTGGCCTTGACCGTAATTTCCACGGAAACAAGCTCACCGCGATTCCATACCGTTTTATAATCTTCGTCTATGCTGTCAATCGTCCACTGACCGCCGCCTATCTTGTGGCCGCCGACCACAAAAGGGCAAACTGTACCTTTTTCACAATAAAGCGTGATTTTATGAACCATGCTCCAGGGCTTTACACCGTGACCGGCCACAAATTTCATGTCAAAAGAAACGGTCTGGTTCTCCGGACCCTCAAATTCCCGTTGCGATTTCTTTTTATACCGCTTGTGATCGGAATAAGATGCAGATATTGACCGCTTCATATTGCTGAATGTGCAAATCTTTTTGCTTGATGTTTCAAAGATAACATCCCCAAAATATCCTATCATCCCGCGCCGCCCCCTTTACCCTGAAATGCCGCCGTCAACGGTAAGATGCCCTTTGATATGCACATTCCCGGTTATATCAACTTCCCCGCCAACGGTCAGATCCCCCTCTATTTCCAGTTGTTGGATTTTCACGGAATGGGTAACAATGTCAAGATGCAGCGTTTCATAATCATAACGCAAATAGGAACCGTCTCCAAAATCCTTTCGCCAGATCCCTTTTTTACCCTCAACGGGGGGATGTTCGTTTGTGAATGGGGGAATCAGGATCATCCCCTTTGTGCTGCCGTTCTGTAAATGCACCACATAAACAAGTGTGTCAATGTCCGGCATATTGTATTCGTTTGACCAGAAAGGAAGATAAGGGGAAACTTGTTCATCCCGATCCTTGTAAACAACCTGCGCCGTGCCTTCCTCATAGTTTATGGCTGATATGAAGCCGGCCCTTATTGTATCAGACAATTTATATCCCCCCTTATCATGGTATATTCAATGTAGTTCCAGGATAAATCCAGTGTCCGTTACTGGATGAAGATTTCCCGTGCGACTTTGCCGCCGCTTCTATTACCCCGGAATTTGGGTTGTATATCTGCATATACTTTGATCCGTTTCCAAGAAATTTCGTACTGATTTTCCATAGCGTATCGCCGGAAACGATTGTATACGTCTTTCCACCCGCGGAAGAACCAGAAGCCGCCTTTGTGGTTTTCCCGGAATCCACTTTCGCAACCGTTACACCCTTTACAACAATACACAAGTGCATTTCCAGGGAACAACTATAACCGCCGCGCGGGTTTTTGGTGTGCGTGACTGTATCAATATAATATTTCCCGTCCAGCTTTCCGAATCCGGAAAGGTTGCAACATTTACTTGCAATATATTTTGTATCGCCTTTTAATTTCAGCGTGGCCGTCTGGCATGATCGGTTAAATTCTAACAGTTTGGCCTTTGCCTTGATTTCTGCATCCTGCAAACTTTCAGCGGATTCATTCAGTTTCAGGATCCGGCTTCCGTTCCGCATCATGTATTTATATTTCAGCGTTTTTTCCGTCTTTGAATCTGTGTATTCGATTGATACCCCGTCATAGGCCTTTGTCATTTTCTTTTTGAAACGCCAGTTGTCGCATTGCGTTTTTTTGATGGTAAGGCTTGCTTTTTTATTCTCATAATCCGTCTGGTCAAAAACAACAATCTTTTTGTTGTATAGTTTCATTGCCAGATTGTAAGAACTGCATAATTTGAATGCGAAGGATTGATCCGTTTCCCCGGATTGTTCCAGCTCATCAACCGGGTAATCCTGCCCGGAAAAGTAAAGCCCGACCCCGGCGGATGCCGCTATTTTACTCAGGATGCCTTTTACCGTTGTCTTTTTCCATGTCTTTGATTTTTCCGTGACGTTAAAATCCGTACTGATCGGCGTTGATATACCGCCGATTGATGCAATGGACGGCGGCCCCGAAAACTCCATATCATCCAGAAGGAAAAATCCGCAATTAAATTTCCGGTTATCCCCTTCAGAACTCCAATTCGTCAGCCGGATCGTGGTTTCCACATAATCCCCCTGAATGGGGATCCAGCTCCCCGACCATTTCCCGCTCCGGTCATTCAGCGTTAATTTTACAGTGTCAGCTTTCCCGGAAGCGTTGTCCGTGTACTGGAATCCCTCTGTATAATCCGTTATTGTCTTTGAAATGTCTTTTCCGTTATATTTCACGACAACATATGATTGTCTAGCCTGCATCCCTTACACTCTCCATTCCGGCATATCCTCGTCAAATTCTTCCGGAAGCTCCGGGATATAAACCTTTGTTCCGGCCGAAAAAACGCTGATTTCCAAAAGATCCGGATTTCCATTAAAAAGAAGGCTGATATATTTTTCATCCCCGTAAAATTTCCATGCGATATAATCCCACATATCGCCCTGTACCGTGGTATACATTCTATTTTCGTCCATACACCAGCCCCCTTCCTGTTATGCCATGGCCGTTCTGCCATTCTGCCAGTTATATTCCTGCATCATCCGGTTAAATTCTTCCTGTGACCACGAAAGCGCGGACTGAACATCTTCCTTGCTTGCGTTGCCCTGGATCGTTATCTGCGGCGAAAATACAAGCCTCGGCGAATTTTCCGAAGTGCTGTTATCATTTGATATATTTTCCGTGTGGCTGCCCGCTATATCTCCGTAAAGCTCCTTTGCCCTGGAATCCATGCCGCCGGCCGCCGAATGCATCCCGGAAAGGGCGTCCGCGTCCTGCCTTGCCTGTGATACTCCGCCAAAATTTTCGACTGCTGCCGAAACTGCGCTGTCAAGCTGGTTCCAGAAAGGATCAAGCGGAATAATTCCTTCCGGCCCGGCTTCCCCGCCTACCATGCCGAAAAGCGTCGGGCTGTCCATGATGCCGCCCTGTGCATAGTAGGAAACAGAAAAGTTCGGAATGCTCACACTCCCACCGTCCCCATAAGAAACGGAACTTGTCGAAACGGATATTTTCGGAATTTTGGGCGCCGGAATTGTGATCGTCATACTCTCAAAAGCTGATTTCACCGCCTGCGCCGCCGCCTGTGCCTGCGTCTGTACTGTGTTTGTCAATTCGCTCATTGCGCTTTGTGCGCTGCTCTGCATGCTACTCCATCCAGAATCAAGCGACGTGTTTATATCGGTTGCCATTCCGTCAACCGCCGTTACCACCATAGGGGATCCGGCTGTCAGTCCTTCGCTTAAAGCCGTGCTTCCGTTGGTTCCTGCCGTCGTAAGCGCACTATCAAGGCCGGATGTATCAAACGTGAAATTGTTCAGTGCATCAGAAAAGGCCGTTGCAGTTTCGGTTCCTGCCGTCGTTGCCGCCGTCGTGTCCATTGTGCTAAAAGCATTTGCGGACATATTGCTTGTGGCCGCCGCCACAACTCCGGAATTACTTTCTATCCCGGAAGCGTAACTGTTGACGACTGCCGCGCTCTGACCGGAAGTGTCCGGAAGGTCAACTTCCCCGCCGGTGAAAAGACTTTTGATTGCGCTCCACAAACTGGCCCCTGTACTCATGATGCCATCAATCAGCCCTTTTATAATCTGGATGCCGACGTCGATCCAGTTTGTGTTCAGAATCGCATCAATGATCGCCCCCACCAACTGCGGGATTGCCGCAATCAGTTGTGGGATTGCCTGTATCAAACCGGCCGCCAGTGTTATGACGATCTGAACCGCTGCCTGTACAATGTTTCCTAAATTCGCTATGATGCCCTGTATCAAGCTGATAATCAGTTGAATACCGGACTGTATGAGCATGGGAAGCATCTGCACTATGCCAGTAACCAGGCTCGTTATAATCTGAACCGCTGATTGCAGTAAAAGCGGCAAATTGCTCAATATGCCCTGCACCAGATTCATGATCAGTTGAATCCCCATCTGTACCAGACTAGGAAGCATCTGCACAATCCCGGTTATAAGGCTTGTTATCAGCATGATTGCGGCCTGTATGAGTTGCGGCGCATTCGCTCCTAAACTGCTAACAAGCGTTTGAACCAGCGTCAACGCCGTTGAAATGATCAACGGAAGCCGCTCTATGATCCCGGCTATGAAATTTGTGATTGCCTGCGTTCCGTTGTTTATCAGCTCCGGAAGCTGTCCGGAAATGCTGGCCGCCAGTTGTATGACAATATCAATCCCAGCAAGTATTATCTGTGGGATCATTTCAAAAATCCCATTGACGAAAACGGCCAGAACCTGCGCCGCTGAATCCGCCAGCTTTCCGGAATTGTTCGATATGCCACGTATAAGGGCCTTTATGAGCGTTGCCGCCATCTTTATAAAATCCGGGGCGTATTCCGCAATTTTCAGTAAAGCATCAGAAACAATACTGCCGATTTCCTCAACCATACCGGAAAAGCCGCCTTCCTGAAAAGCTGCGTTCATCCGCGCCACGTACTCCGTGGCCAACTGTGCGGCTTCCCTCATAGGCGCGTTCATGCCCTGGTAGATTTCAATTCCAAGCCCTTCCAGCCCGCTTTTTAAAAGCGTAATATCGCCTTCCAGGTTGTCAAGCCGGATGGCCGCCATTTCTGCCGCCGCTCCGGATGAATTGTCTATTGCATTAGTTAGCTTGTTGAAGTCGTCCTCGCTTGCGTTGATGATTGCAAGCATACCGGACATAGCTTCTTTTCCGAATATTGTACTTGCGGCCGCTGTCTGTTCGGCTTCTGAAAGCCCCGCAAAACTCGACCTCATATCCACCATGACTTCACGCATGGATTTCATATTGCCTTCGCTGTCCGTAAGCGAAAGCCCTAATTTTTCCATTGCCGCCGCCTGTTTGTCTGTCGGCGCGGACATATTGGCCAGCGCCGTTTTTAATGATGTTCCGGCCTGGCTCCCCTTGATCCCGGCGTTTGCCATAAGTCCAAGGGCGATCGAAGCATCTTCCGCCGAATAACCAAGCGTACCGGCAAGCGGCGCCACATACTTGAAAGATTCCCCCAGCATGGAAACATTTGTGTTTGCATTTGAGGATGCCGCCGCCAGTACATCCGCAAACTTGCCGCTGTCTGAAGCCGTCAGCCCGAAAGCTGTCAGCGCATCCGTCACAATATCGGACGTGGACGCCAGATCTTCCCCGGATGCCGCCGCCAGATTCATGATGCCGGATATACCTTCCACCATATCAGAGGATTTCCAGCCGGCCATTGCCATATATTCCATGGCCTGCCCCGCTTCCGTTGCGGAAAACTGCGTTGTGGCCCCCATCTCTTTGGCCTTTGATTCCAGCGCCGCCAGTTCGTTTCCGGTTGCCCCGGAAATAGCCGCAACCGTTGACATTTGGGCCTCAAATTCTTTCCCGACGTTGGTTGATGCAGCAACAACTCCGGCGATTGCGGTTCCGGCTGCTGCCATCCCCGCCGCCGTCAGTTTTGCCGCGCCCCCGGCTATTTTCCCAAGCGTGGCCATATGTTTATTTACATTTCCAATGGCACTTCCAAAAGAAGAAGCTATTTTACCGGCTATTTCGACGGTTAATTCGTGCTGACTTCTGCTCCCTGCCAATTTCGGCCACCTCCTGCGCTACTTCCAGAAATTCAAGAACCGGAAGCTCCATAAGATCCTTGTAATCAGATACGCCCGATACAGAAAGACGGACGGCGCTTTTCTGAAGCGTCCGCCCGTCGTCATACCTTATTCGTCCTCGTAGAAAAAACGTGTTACCGCCGTTTTGATCTTGCGGATTTCCTTTCCGGGTAAGTCCTCGAAAAATTCAGCCGGAAGGCCGGTTGCTGCTGCCGCTGCGATCTTTGCGTATGTGGATGTGGTTTCCGGCATGGATGAAACAACGGCTGTCTTTCCGAATGCCTTTTCAATCGCCGTAAGCTGCCGCCCTTTGATGTTTTCCAGCCCGGAAAGGTCTATTCCTTTGAAGGTTTCGCCCTCAAAATCATAGGGCTTTCCGAAAGTGATCACCAGATAATTTTCATCATCCGCTGCCTGATCTTTCGGGATCAGCCTGTCGGCTTCCTCATCCGTGACCGTTGCAACCGGGATTTCATCACCCGGCATATTCTCCGCATTAAAATCTTCCCTGTTTGTTTCCTGATAATCCATTTTTTAATCCTCGCTTTCTTTTATTTTGTTTGGCTATGCGCCTAAATCTGTGACCGTACTTTTTGCAGACGGTCAACGCCGTTGATTTTCCATACCATGTTGAATTTATCAAGCTCGATCATTTCTTCCCCACCGATCGTAATCTTGATATAGTAAAGCTCCCTGACAATTTTCGGTTCACCCTTTCCGCCCCTTTTTAATGTTCCCAGCTCAAAAGACTTGACTTTTCCTTTCGTTACAACGGTAACTTGCTGGAAGTCGTTTGTCTGGTTCGCCGTGTTGAGTACCTGCATAGATCCCCGGTAAGTGACCATTCCCGTCTGTGCAAGGAAAAGGAAATATTCTTTCCCGATATTCTGGAAAGACGTTTCAGATTCCAGGGATGAAAAGCACCCTTCCACGGCTTCCTCAAACTCTCCGGCAATTCCCGCGCCCTCGAAAGTTTCCGTCAGATATTCAAAGTTCGGAAGCGTTGTTTCGGATGAAACGCCAACATATTTATGACCGGAAGCGTATGTATTGAAATTGTTTAAAACAGTAGGGATTTTATACCCGTTATCCATTATTCACCGCCCCCTTCCAGTGCCGCCTGTGTGATTGTTGGATCAAATTCAAAGACATTTTCAATGTCCTCTGCCGGTGCATATCCGCCGATTCTGGTATGGAACATGATATGCCCGTTTAAAATTTCCGCAATCGGATTTTCGTCATGGTCAAAAACGATTTCACCCCCGGCTATATCATTGGAACCCTGTAATCCGTTAAGCTGCATATTGAACCCGGAAACGATTTCATCAATCAGACGGTAATTTGTCAGATCCCCGACATTCTGGAAAAATGTCAGTTTGAAATTGTTCTCGATATAGTCAAAAATGGTTACAATGTTGATCCAGCGGTCAAGCGGATCTGTTGATGAAGGATAGGCCGCCGTATTGCTGCCCCAGCATTTCCACCCATTCATATTGATAGCCGTCACAACCCCGCAGGCGTTCAGGTAATCGTTCGCTTCGTCTATGTCCATGAGGATTTCTTCCCCATCTGCCGTATAAAGCCCCGTGATTTTCAAGTCTTTATTGTCCGGCGACTGCGAAGGAACCCCACCGTTTGCCGCCGCTAAATACTCCAAGTGTGCCGCAAGCTGCGCACTGAAATAATACTTGTAATCACCGACACCGATCAGCGGCCAGCACACGATCATATTGCGGTCAGACAATGCCGATCTGTCCTTATACTCCTTCACGTTCTCCATGCCGTCCGCTTTCCCCTCGGCTGTGTCAAGGTCAGAAACGACCTTTGCCGTGAAGAGGGATGATATAAGCTGCGCCTTTGCGTTCAGGGCAAGATTTACGGCTGTAATATGCGACCATCCGGGCGCAAGAAGCAAGGACGGCACAACGCCGAATCTTTGATGCACTCGCCCGATCAGCTCCATACCGGTTCTTTTCTTTGTCTTTACGTTGTAGGAACCGATCACATCCTCATATGTGACGGCCTCCGGATCAATCTGTGTATAAGTTGCTTTCAGACTTTCTTCGGCCGCCGCTGCTCCGTCGCTCACGATCGCAACCGTGACAGTTCCGTCCGTGTTAAAGGATGCAATATAATCTTTTTCCGGCTCATACAATTTATCAGATTGCCCAGGGGAACCGATCTGAAGCTGATCCAGAAGGATCCCCGTTTCATTGATATTGATTTTGCCGGCCGTTACTGTGTAGGTCTTTGAAAGCTCCGCCTTGACGTGCCTTGTCGGATCCAGCACATTGATCATGATAATAGGCGCGACTGCGAAAACATCAAAAGACGCATACATAGACTGGCACAATGTATAGTTTTTAAAATCCGTACAATAGCCAAGCCCAGCAATCGCCGCCGCCTTGCTGTGGAACATGAACGGTTTATTTACCGTATCATACGGATTTTCCGCAAGGTTTACCGGCGCCGTGCCTACAACGCACTGGATGCAGCCGTCCGAAGTGATCGGAACCGAAAGCTGTGTGGCAAGGCGCCGCGTCCTTATTCCGTGTTTGTAATTAGACATTGTTTACACTCCTTCCATTAGTTTTTTTACATCCTCTTGTGAAAGCGCAAGAACTCGGTCATAAGCAACGGCGCGCGCCGCCCCCTCTGTATTGGTTTCCGTTATTGCGCTTTCCAGTGTGGAAAGCGGAACAATTAAATTCCGCATAATCGGCATGGCCGCCGCCAGGTTTTCAAGCCTAGACGGGATCCCACTAGAAAACGTGGCCCCATGCCGCACCACGCCCCGGACCGTTGGCCCTATATACATAGACGTTCCGTTCGTATCAGTCATAGTCCGTCTCCTTTATTTTCGGCGCGGCAACTGTCCAGAACGTGGCCATGCCGCCTATGAATTTCGGCCATGTATCATCTTCCTGGAATTTCTTAATAAGCGGAAAATTTATCCGGTAACGCTGATTTACAATGCGTTTTTCCAGAAATCTTTTTGCCAGTCTGTTCATGACGTTGGCAACGTCAAAATGCCCCTGCTGGTTTGGATTTTTGTCAATGATCCCCACCTGGAAATATACAGTCACAAGATTTTCCGAATCCTCGTCCTCGATTTCCTCTTCATCCAGACATACCAGCACATACGGATAATGATCATCATCATTTTTCCCTTTTTTTGCCGGAAGGTTTTGTGGATATACGTTAAAATGCAGGTATTCACCGGAATTATTGATTGATGTATACCCTTTCAGTTCATCTTCCACTTCCTCAACAAGCGTTCTTTGCAAGTGAACATCTGATTGCACATTTACCGCCCCCCTTGTAAGATATTGTTTACTTCTGCATCAATCCGCCGTTCCAGCATTTCAGACGCCGCATCCTGTATATTTCCAAGCACTTCATCATTTTTGATCATGGATGGAACGGCCGGCCCGTAAAGCTGTTTCAAGGGAAGCCTTCTGGCGGATTTCCTCGTCATTACTCCGCTGTGTCCGGAACTCATGCTTGCAATGAACGCTTTCGGATTCCCGGAAAGCGGCTTCATGCCGCCGGCCTTTTCCACTCCCGCCTTGTAAACGGATGGAGAATAGCCCCTTTTTGTCCGCTTTGCCCCGCGGTTCGGACTGACTTTGAATTTTGAAAGGGCGATCGGGCCGCCCTTTGAAGTCAGTTCAGCGGATAATTTCGCCGTGAATGCCTTTGAAAGCGTGACCGTTTTCAGAACATCCCCCTGCGATATAAAATATTTTGCAGCAACTTCCCTTTTCGTTTCAGTCCTTGCCTTCTGTGCTGCCCGGTTGATTGCCCTTGCAAGCACTGTCGGGGCCTTGCTTTTTAGGTTTCCCAGCTTTTTTTCAAGCTCTTTTACGCCAGTAACCTTTATTTCAGAATAAATCAACCCGCATTCCCCCTCAAAATGATGGTATAGCCGCCGTAATCTTCCAGCACCTGCCCGATCTGGTATGATTCCCTGTCAAACTCAATGATCTGGTCAATTACCGGCTCAAAATCCAGGTCTTTCTTCTGGACGAAAAACATTTTATTATCCTGGAAAATCCCGTCTGTGTCAGCCGTTTTCCCCAGGTTAAGTTCCAGAAGCGTTTCATTATCCACAACAACAAGGATTTCATCCCCGTTTATTGTGTGGATTTCCCCAAACTCCGCCGGATTGAAAAAAGTCTTTTCAAAATCCCTGGAAAGCTGCTCTTGAAATGACCTCATGCCGCATCACTCCCCTTCGGTTTCGCCGTCGCCTTCCATCTGCTCTTCCTGGAAATCAATGACGGCGGCCTGCAGATCCTTTAAGCTCTTTTCCTCGTAGTTTTCCCCAAGGTCAAGCCCGATCTTTCTTGCGTATGCGGCAACATCTTTCTTTGAACGGATTTTCCGGATTTCATCCGGATTTTTCACCCCGTCCGGCTCCGTTACGTTAAAACCGTCAAAAGCACCGTTTCCCGGCTCCTGTTCATCCTCCGGATCGTACCCCGGATCCTCATAGGCTGCGGCCGGTACGTCCGCCGGCTCAACGAATTTCTTTGATTTCAGAAACGCAAGGTCTGACTTTGAAATATCATCCGGAAGGATGGAACCCGGCTTGAAAACTTTTCCCTGCGTGGTGACTGTCACTTTTGTTTTATATCTCATTTTTATTTCCCCCTTCCTTAATTTGCCGCTGCCCTCTGGTTCGCATAGATAACCGCCCAGCTTTCCACATCAAACGGACGCGGAAGCGGTCTGGATGTCAGCCGCGCCTTTTTAACCTCGTCTTTTTCATCCGCCCACACTTTGGGAACCAAACGCCCTTCATAAGACCGGAATTTCTTATCTTCCATCTGTGTGACAAGCCCATATTCGATCTGGCCCTCGCCCGTGGAATGGCCCATCAGCACGGTTCCGGGCGGGATAATCGCTTCTTCCTCTCCGTCATCATTCAAAAACCATTCATCATATGTGTAAATGTCCATGTCAAGCTCCGCAATCCGACCGTAAAAAGTCAGCGCCGGATCCACAACACGCGGCTCAATCACGACATTTTTCATTTTCAGAACGTCCATTGCCTTGATGATAAAAGGATTGTCCATGAAATCTTCGATCACGTCAGAAGCGAAAAGCATTATATCCGGCGCGTTTCCCGTGTCTTTGATGATTTTCTTTCTAATCGGCCGAAGCGTTCTAAGCGGATCCACGGTTGCCAGTGACCAGACTTCATCAGCCCCCAGCACATAAATATTAGTGAATCCAAAATCAACCTGGACATCAACGCCTTCGTCCTCGTCAACCACATCCAGCTTCCCTTCATAGAGTACCTGGCGGCACATCCATTCTTTTCTTCTGTCAATGGATTCTTCAAGGTCTGTAAAATCTTTTGCAAGAAGTTCATCCTCGCGTTCCGCCGGCGTCCGCGGTGAATAAACATTTTCCCCCAGCGTCCGTTTTGTAATGTCGTCAACGGTCAGAACCCTTTCCGGCGCTATTTTCGGCGTTGTGAACTGGTTTGTCTGGAATCCCTGGCGCGTGATCACTTTTCCGCCCTTGCGCGGGGAAACGAAAGGCGCCATAATGCGCTTCCCTTTCCGAACGTCAAACTCGACTTTTTCCGTGACGTGCGTTTCATCACCCGGAAAGAAAGTCCTTTGCAGAAAGCTCCGCACCGGCGGCGTCTGATCAAATGCCTGCATCATTTCAATAGTGGTATAGTCTGCCATTTCAAAAGCCCCCTTTAATCATAATTCTGGACGCTGCGAAGGTAGATATTGATTCCCTTTAAATCGTCCTCGTAAGTGTCAATAGTTGCACCCTCTCCGGAAACAATCACGGCTTCCCGGTTGAACTCCCCGCTCTGGTATACAACGGCCGGCACATTGTCCGCCGACTTGTCGGTTCCTGTGTCTGTATCATCCGTAAGGATCCCGAAAATTTTCAACCCCTCGCCCTCGCTTCCCGCGATATATCCGGTCTTGTCAGAACCTTTCATGATAAGGGATCCGCGTTTTAACACTCCATATCCGGCCTTCAGGCCGATCCCCTCTTTCAAAATAGGGAAATCCGGCGATACAATGAGCGAATCCGGCTTAAATTCGCCCGTTTTTTCAAACATATTCATTATTTTTTCCCCCTTCTCTTGTCTTTTCCAAGTATTGCGGCAAATCCGCTCACTTTTTCCGCGCTCTCTGCCCGCTGCTCTCCTTCCGGATCATAGCCGGAATTTGGATCTGCGCCGACTGCTGCCGCTCCGGATGTTTCCAGATCCTTTTCCAGATCGTTCATGAATTTCTGGCCGGCCTTATTGTTGGCTTTCATCTGCGCCAGCGCAAGATCGGCGGCCGTGACCGGCTCTGTATATTTTGCCTTCTCCAGAATGTCAGCCGGGATCCCCTGTGCTATCTCGTCAATAGCTTTCAGCCTTTCCCGCTCATTCTTTACGGCTTCCGCCGCAATTTGGGCGCACATTTCCGGATATGCCGCTTTCAGTCCTGCGGCGTCCTTGATTTCCGGCGTTACCATGTTTTCTTCATCCATTTTTTTACTTCCTTTCTGTGAAATTGGTTTATTTGAAAAAGCCCCGGCGCCCTTCTGCGGCGTTTTAGAAAGTGCCTGAACCTTTTTTCGTATTTCATCCGGGACGAAGTTTTCCATGTATTTTCCGTAAGTGTAGGAAACTCCATCCACCTTGAAACAATTAGAAAATGCGGCGTTTGAAAAATCATCCTCAATCAGCCCGTCGCAAAATCCGGCGTCTATGGCTTCCTGCCCGACATACCAGCTTTCCGCATCCATCAGTTCCCCGATCTCGTCCTCTGTCTTGTCCAGGCGCTCCATATAAGCCGCCACAATGGATTTTTTGACCGTGTTTGTGACCTCTGCCAGCTTGATCAGATCGTCCGCCTGGTAAGAACCCCATAGGCTCACGGAAGGATTATGGGCCATGAGGATCGCATTTTTCGCAATCCTGCGGTTGTCGCACGCCATAAGTACGATCGTTGCCGCGCTCGCACATATCCCCATTATGGTTCCCGTGACCGTTGCGCCGTTCATTTTCAGCGCCGTATATATGGCATTTGCCGCAAAAACATCCCCGCCCGCGCTGTTGATGGAAACATTGATTTTCTTTTTGTTTCCAAGCCCGTTCAGCTCTTCAATAAAGTTCCGGTATGTGACGCAATCATCATCCCACCAGCTTTCTTCACTCTCAATCGTTCCGAAAAGCTGTAATTCCGCCGAATCCCCATTGTCAACAAAATTCCAGAACTTGTTATTCTTCGGATTCAGCGCCATTTTCGGCGTCGCCGTTATTTTCGGTTTCCTCTGCATCTGTTTCTTCCTCACTTTCTTTCAGATTTTCTTTTCCAGCATCCGCACCGCCGGAAGATGCCTTTCCGGATGATAGGCCGGCGGCTTTCATGATCTGGTTTTCCCTGGCAAGCTGCGCCACATTGCTTTCAAAATCCCCGCCAAGAAGCTCCGTTGTTTCCCTCTGCCGCGTGGAAATTCCGATCTGTATTCGTTTTTCTGCCGCTGATACCTCTTTGACCGGATCAACCATGCCTTGCGCCGGCCCGTTCCACTGTGCGCCGCAATATGCCGCGCGGATCATGGGATCCAGAAAAAAGCCAGGCGCATGAAGCCGGCCCTTTGCGATTGCTTCAGAAAGGAAAAGTTCATACACCGGCTGGCAAAAATCCGCCGCTATCCACGTCCGCTTCATGCGGAAGGCTTTCCAGGCTTCCAAAAGCGCCGCCCTGGAAGCTGAATAACTGGACATGAAACTTTTCATAAGCACTTCCATAGGGATTTCAAGCGCCGCCCCAACATATTTTGCAAGGGATGTTACAAAAGCATCAAAATTAGAGGAAGGGCGCTTTGCGTCCGCAATCTCTATTTTCTCCCCAGGATTCAGCACGTTTACAAGTCCGGGGCCGACCTCATAATTTATATCATCATCCGAAACGCGATCTTCATCATCCACAACGCCGGTAAACCCGAACTCCGACGTTCCATTTTCAGACGTGACGAAAACAGTAAACACCCCATTGATAACGGCCGCCATCATTTCCGCTTCGCTATACCGTGTAAGCTGCTTCAGCGATTCAATGACCGGCGCCAGATACGGAACCCCCCTGTACTGCTCTGCGCGTTCCGTTTCAAAAATCATCAGCGCACCCGGCGCGCCAGTGCGATCCCCAAAAGCCTTGACCCTTTTCCATTCCTTTTGTGCGTATAGGTTGCTGTTTGGGTATGTATTGCATACATGGTAAGCAACAACCCGGTTGTTTTTATCCACTTCCACGCCGTTGAAAATCCTGTTTCCGTTGTCCGGATTCGTCGCATAAAGATAGACGCTGTTTCCCGTCGTGTGCGGCGTGGAAACTCTGTCCGATTCTATCAAATGGATCCGCAACCCATAGGGGAACGCCCTGGAAGGCTTCTCATACTCCAAAAGGATGCAGGCGTCGCCATTCATCAGCCAGGACATACAGGCCACCTGCTGGATCTCATAAAAATTATTTACCCTGGTAGAATCACAAAATTTTGATCCGGCCCAGAATTTGAACTCCCTTTCCGCCGTCTGCTGCCATTCCGTGGCCTGTTCCGGCGTAAGTTTTAAAAATTCCGCGTCAATCGTGCTTTTTAATTTCAGCCCTTCCCCTATGATGTTTGTCCGGTTCGTCTTGATTGCAGACACCGCAAGCGGCGCGGACATATAAAGGCTGCGGCTCCGCTGCCGCAATATGGGGATATTTTTGTCTATATCCTCCTGCGGCGTCTTGCTGGATGCCAGCCATCCGCGCATAGAGTTTTTATTTCTGGCCGCCCCGGATTCATCATAGCCGGAATTTCGGATTGACCGGATTGTTTGCAGCTTGAAGCGGTCATGTTCCCGCCGCACCGCTGCGGCCGGATTTACCACTTCAACAATTTTGTCAAAAATATTCATGCAGCACCCCCCCTATAAATCCCGCGGGATGAACCTGCCGGCCTTGTTTTTGCCGCCTGCCGCTTCCAGTGATTCCACCTGTTTTTCCAGATCCTTGATCGCCGCCCTTATTGTGGACAAATCAGCCCTTTTCAGGCTCTTTGTGCCTATCGTGTATTCCTGGTTCAAAAGGACGGCTTCTTCGGCCTCATAATACATTTCCAGCCGTTTTTTATAGCGTTCCAGCCGTTTTTCCCTTAATTCGCCCATGCTTTCATCCCCCTATAACTGGATTCCCCGGTTTACGGCCCCGGTTTTTCTCTTTTTCTTCGCTGCGGATGCCGGCCGCTTTTTCATGTAGTTAATCCCAGCTTTCACTTTCTTTTCCAGAATGTCAAAATCCGGACGCAGGATTTCAACCGCCGCCGTGTTGTAAACACGCAAATCCAGCGGTTCATTTCTGGTTCCGGATTTCTTTTTCCACTTAATGACGGCCCGCCCGTCCTTTACCTCTGTGACCCTCTGTTCACTGTTAAGGCCTTTTATGTAGGTTTCATCATAGCCAAGTTCCTTGTTTATGGGGAAATGGCAATAGCCGGGCCCTTCATCCACCGCGGCAAGCCTGGTCACAACAATTTCTTTCCCGGAATCCACGCCCAGGATGAAAACCTTTACTTTGTATTGGTTGTTTGTAGATACCATATGGAGTAACGGGATCCCTTCCCCGGCTTTATCCCGGCTCATGCCCTTTATGCCGAAAATCATTTTTCCCTTTTTCTCCATCTTTTTTAAGAACTGATAACATTTTGTTGTATAGTGGCCGCCCGTATCTATGCAGGTTGCCGCAATCAAAAGCCCTGCGCCGGACGAAAAGAAAAGCTCCCTGTCCAGGTATGTTTCTAGGTTATCCCAGGTTTCATCAAGTTCCAGATTCCCGTATAGCTTTTCAATCTTGATCCCCCATGATTCATACCCGCGGCCCCAGCCCACGATCTCAACCTCGAAACGATCGTCCTGTACGTCCACGGATGCAGTCAGCAGCAGGACGCCGTCCGGTATTTCTGCCATGTATCTTTCACGGCGGGCAAGAAGGGCGTCATCATCCGCGCCCTTGCCGCGCTCTTCCCACGGCTCCCCAAGCACGGTATTGATGAATGTCTGCAATTTCTTTGTGTCGCCGTAATCCTTTTTATCCTTGTTGGCGTCGCGCCACTCATAGACTATATCCTGCCAGTGTACCCAGGGGGAAGCCAGCTCGTTCAAATGAAATGAGCGGCGCCTGTGCCGCTCCGGATGTTCTGCAATATATTTGTGTTCGCTCTGTTTCCAGTCAATTTCAGATATGTATTCATCACAATACATACACCGCATTGTCACGTCAGAAAGGCGGATCCGGCGCCATTCATACGGCTGGAATCTGCCGCAACACGGACATTTCACACACCATTCTTCCATTGTTCCGGAAAGATATTCCTTGTATATCTGGCTTGTGGCCTTCATCCCAGGCGTGGAAACTTTGATTTTTTTCCGGTTCCAGAAAGCCGTTGTCCTTTTTTCAGCCAGCTTAATCGGATTCCCTTCCGTGCCGGCGGATGCCGGATAACGGTCAACCTCATCCATAATCACGATCCGAATCGGCCTTGACGCAAGGGAAGAAGCCGAATTTGCCCCGCCTATCGTCACATGGCCGCCCGGAAATGTTTTGTGAAGGATTGTGTTTCCGGATGCCCTGGATTTTACATCATGCACCTTTCCGGAAAGGACTGGCGTATCACGGATCATTGTGGCCAGCCTGTCCTTTGAAAAATCTTCCGCCATAGGCTTTACTGTCGGCTGCACGACCAGGATCGGCGCCGGATCATAATCTATGTAGTAACCGATAATATTCAGCAGGATTTCTGTCTTTCCCACCTGCGCCGAACTCATGACAATAATGTGTTCGCACATGGGATCGTTTACGGCGTCCATTATGGCCCGCTGATACGGCGCCCGGTCTGTGTTCCATTGCCCCGGTTCCGCTGCGCTTTCCGCTGACAATCTCCGGTAATGATCCGCCCATTCGCTGACCGTAAGCACCGGCGGCGGGGAAAGGACTTTTGCAACATTCGCAAACAGCTTCAGCGTCTTATACTCAATCGAACCGCCTTTTTTCTTTTTCCCTATGGCCACGCTATCCGGGGAAAGGACGGGGGATTCCTGGACCGTCACTTTTTTAGTCCGCATCTTCTTCCCCCTCGACATATTCATCTGAATAGAAATCTTTTGGATTGTAGTCTTTCAATTCGTTTAAGACTTCCAGAACCTCTTTTGTCAGACGGTCTTTTATATACGCCGCGTCCCGGTTTTCCAGCGCCGGCGCCACCTTTGACGGAATGTTCATCAGCCGCGTTTTAAATGCCGCAAGCATATCCATCATGACCCGTTCCACGTCCTCGGCTTTATGCAGATCGCCTTTCATGACCTGCAATTTCAGCTCCGATATATGGCGCTTAATCCTCTCATGCAGCGCCTTTTCCTCGTCAATGTTGATTTCCCCGTCCGGATCATCCGTGTTCGCTCCCTCTGCCGCCAGCTTCAAGGCCAGCGTATAATTTTTTAAGGATTCCACCAGCTTATAACGGCCCTTTGCCGCCCGGACAATGATCCCTTCCTCCGCCATCTGGCGGATCCTCCTGTCCGTCACGCTGAAAATATTCCCCAGCACTGCGGCGGAAACTGTCGTGCTGTCTATGTCCGTTACCTTTGCGGATTCCGTGTCCTGCTTTGCCATATGGCATATGCCCCCTTTCAGCCGCCCGAACGGAAACGGCAACTTTCAAATTTTTTTATCAAAATCTAGTGAGATTTTGGGCTTCACCGTGCCGCAACCCGATTTTTGCCCCTGGAAGTACCTACAAACTTTCGCCGGCCGGCTCTGGCTTTTGCTGGCCCTTGCGACACGAGAACACTTGTTCTCTCTTTCTTTTGACTTATCTTCTAATTGTGTCAAGTGCCGCTCTGTCTGTTCTCTTTCATTAAAGTGCCACCTAAAAGCCGCCCCATTAGTTGACACGCTTTTATATATGTCAAGTCAAGGGCATAAAGGGATAAGGCTTCCCATTATTGCCCCATGTATAAGCGCACGATAACACCCCTACTTCCTGCCCCTGCCTGTCTTGTGATAGCTCAACCCTTTTATGCTCATGTCCTGTATGTCCTGGTTGATGCCTATATATCTGGCTGTCACGGCTTCGCTTGAATGGTTGAATATCTCTTTCAGCGTTGCCAGTGATACCCCCTGTTGGTGCATATGATAGCCGAAAGTCTTTCGTAATGTGTGCGTTCCTATGTTGTCTTTGATACCCACCGCACCAGCCGCCGCGTTCAGTATGTTATATGCCTGCTGTCTGGATATAGGCTTGTTGGGAAAATTTGGGCTTTTAAAAAGATACTCAAAATCCCGGTGCCCTTTTATAAAATCTACAATGACCGGTTTCAGCTCGTCATTTATGGCGAAGCGTTTTTCTTTCCCCGTCTTTATTTCCCGCATATAGACGGCGTCCTTTTCCTTTACATCCCGAACCCTTAATTTCAGAATGTCAGAAATCCGCAAGCCCGTATAAATCCCAAACATGAAAAGCACATAATCCCGGACGTTCTGGCCCTTTAAAAAATCCATCATGTCAAAAATCAAGTCCATATCCCGGATCGGCTCAACCGTGTTCACATGAAAACGCCCCCTTTCAATCTGCATCCGGATCTTCCGGCTCGTCTAAATCCATTTCCAGCATATTCCCGAAAAGCTCCGGGAAACGCTCCGCAATCCACACAAGCAAAACACCGCCGGAAATAATAAGCGGGATTCCTGGCCATAAAACGGCGCATCCAAGCGCAATAAAAAGCGAAAGGCATATGACACACGCCTTCCGCCAGCCGGATTCCTCCGGATAATCATATTCAAAATCGGGCCATAGCTCTTTTTCCTGCTCCGTTTCTTTCCATCCATTCCAGAAAAATATAAGGATGCAGACGAAAACCGCCGCCGCAATAATGGCATATGCCAGAACCAGCGGCCGCCAGTTCTTAATTGCAAAATCCACGGTCTTTTTCATCACCACCACCCCTTCACGCATAGAAAAAGCGCCGCCTGCTGGCGACGCCTGAAATCTGGCCTATACATAATTTCCACTGATACCATTATAACACACCTTGACGCGACATTTCCACGACATATTTTGCGACATAAAACGCGACATGAAACGCGACATAAAATGCGACATTGTATACAAGCCGAAAGCCGCATAAAATAAGGATTTTCTTAAAATTCCGGCTCAAAAAAACTGAATTTTTTTCCGTTCAAAAATGCGATCGAAAAAATATACATTTTCAGATCAGCCCTTCATCCCTCATAGCGGATTCTATCCGCTGAAAATGCCGCCTTGAAAACCCGGCTTCATCCGCTGCGGCTTCCTGCGTCATTTTCCGGATCACCCGCAAATAATACACTTTTGCTTCCGCTCCGTCCAGGCTTTCATAAATCTTTTCTATCCGTTTCTTCTGGCGGCGCAAGTCCGCCCGTTCCGCTTTCAGTTCCCGGATCCGCGTTTCGTCAAGCTCAATCATCCGAAGCCCTTCAGCGAAGGAAATGTGGACACCGGCCACCGGTTCCCGGCTGTAGTCAATGCCGCTCACACCTGCCGGCCCGTTCCAGCCGGACATTCTCTTTGCTTTTTCGATTGCTTTTTCATGATTTTTAATCCGTTCATTGATCAGCATGATTTTCAGCTCGATTTCCGTAAAAATGTTCCTTTCTGTGGTCTTTTTACCCGGTTTTGCCATTTTTCCAGCTTCCCCTTGCAATTATACCGCACCGGCGATATAATTATTAAAGGTTGAGGAATGGGGAAAGCTGGAAAGGCGCCCCGTTCTTTTATTTTACCATAATCATTTTGTCAAATCAACCGCCGGATCTTCTTCCTGGTCAGCATCCGGCCCTTCCCCATATTCCCTAGCGCAAGCCTTACTGTCTGGATAGAGAAACATACAAGCCCCTTCTGTTATGCTGCATCCGTAACCGTTCCATTCGTCCGTATGATATGCCGCTTTGCATTTTCCCGCTGCCATCTGCATTATCCCCCTTTAGTATCTTGCAATCTCTATTTCGGAATTGCAAAACTTGTTTATGTTTTCCTGTATTTCATCAGCAACATTTTTTAAGATTTCCCTCGACTCCATGACCGCCTGCATCAGCCCTTTGCTTTTCAGTTCCCTTGTGTCTATCCCCATATCCCGGCATGACAAGAACCATCCTTCACAATCTTTGTATCTATGGATTGATATTGTCATTGTTCCGATTTTTGCCCGGTAAATGCTTCCGCTCTCCACTGGCTCTCCACTGGCTCCCCATACTTTGCATTACTGATTAACCTCATATCATCCCTGCCTTTTCATAATATTTTTTTAATATACTTCCCGACCGTAACCGCGGACAATCCCATTTCATCCGCGATTTTGGCATTCGTCCATCCGGCTTTATGAAGCGCCGCGATTTTTCCCGTGTCTATCTGCTTTCTGGATTTCCCCGGCTTTTTATCCGTTATAGATGTTTCATCCGGTTTTATCCCTTTCCCCTTTTCTTTGGATGCCAGATATTCACTTCTTAAAATCTCATATTGTTTCACATCATACAAATTTCCATCAAGTAGCCGTGTGTCCTGCCGGAAGATTCCGACAATCCGGCCGCCGTACCGCTGGATCATCCGATCATAGCTCTTTTCAATCGGATTTCCAATCACGACCGAAAATTTCAGCTTATTAAATTTGAATTTCTCAAAAATATCTATCAACGCCTGCCCCAGATCGCGCCCAAAAGTCATTTTATTGTCTGTAAAGTTTATGATTCCAAGCCCTGTACAATAATTTGATACCCGGTTTACCTCATAACAGATATAGCCGATAATTTCATCATCCAGGATAGAAACAAATTGATGTTCCGCCCACGTTTCATCTTTTATATCAATATCTGAATAGTATGTACTGAAATTCCAGTATTTGTATTTTTCATCAAACCATGTTTCATACATTTTATCTTTCAGCGCATCCGCATATTTGATCGCAACATCAAGCATTATCTTTTCCCCCTTCGTGTTTCAGTTTTTTCGGGAACTGCTGCACCAACGGCATAGGCGCCCATATATCCGCAAGGCTGGATTTCATAAATAATGGGATGCCGTACTTTTCACACTGATTCTTGATTTTTTCAACCCATTCTTTTTGAGGAATTATTTTTTCTTTCCTTTTCCCGGTTTCCGCTCCCACAATGATCCATCCCGGCTTCTCTGCATCCGGATCCATTTCCCCTAAATCCTCATGCAGCGGCTCCACGGATAAAAACCATTGATAATCTTTTGAAAACCACGAATACATATCGTGCGGGCCGGTTACGCTGGATCCATACCAGAAGTTATCAGTATGCGGAAGCATCCCCTGTTTTGCAAGCTCTATGTACCTCCCCGGATTTTTTGTAAGAAACAAATAATTGTGCTGCATTGCCATCATGCAGATAGAAAACACTTTGAAAATCCATTCATCCGGAACCCATTCACCGAAAAGATCGGCCATAGAGCATACAAAAATGTTTCTTGCCTTTTTCCAGATTTTAGGCCGGTCAAGCCTGTATCGGTGAAATGTAGGATCAAAACCATAGGGATATGGTTCATCCTTTAATTTTATATACTGATTGCGTATGGTTCCGCATTCTGCGGCCTTATCACCAAACCGCCGCGCGATCCTCTTTGCATAGCAATATTCACATCCATGCAAGCATCCAGTAACCGGATTCCATGTACTGTCGGCCCAGTCAATTTTTGTTTTTTCCATTATCCCAGCTCGCCCCCTAACTCTACAATTTTTTTATTATTCTGGATAGACATTGTTTCAATCTGTTTTTTCATCAATGCCCCATATTTCTGATAATCCTTTTTATTTGTCAGAAAATATCTTTTATGCGGATCCCTCATATGCAGCATGATCAGCCCTTTCATAAGTTGTTCAGTTACACCGGAATCTATGACCGTTATATCAATTCTGGCCATTTTCCGGTTAAACTCCCGGCATATGACCACATATTCCGGCTGCCGCCCCTTGCGTCTTGCCATCTGAAGCGCCCCCTTTCTTTCTGTAAATTACAACCATTGAGGGAAAGGGCGCGCCGCTTTTGCTGCCGCCGAATTTCAGCCGGCCTTTTACAAAACGGATTTCTGCTTTCTTGTATATAAAATCATGGAACCATTTTGTATCTGTCCGGGCCGGAAGAAGCATAACAACAAGATCGCCGGATTCTTTATTTGTCTGGTACGCCTTTTCAACCCATTTCCCGATTTCCCGCCCATACGGCGGATTGCAAAACACGTTATGGCCCCCCCCATTCTTGCAAAAGTCCATCTTCCGCAACCGTGAAATACTTGTCACATTTATGGTTCGTATCATCAGCGGCGGGATCAAGGTCAAAATGAAATTCTTTATCCAGTTCCCGGAAAAAGTCCGGCGGCGTGGCCCAGTTATCCGTTTTACTGGAAAACATTACATCCGTATTCAATTTTTATCATCCCCTTTCAGATAATCAAATATTGTCAGTTGTGCATCTTCCCAAAAGAACATATTTTCATTATCGTGCATACTCTTTTTAGTTAGCGTGTTCCAGATATTCCCTATCAAGTCCGTTCTGTTTTCCAATTCTAGCAGCTTATCCCATAAATCCCGGTGATATGTGCGTAAATGTTTTAATTCCTCATGCCTGGCATTAGGGCAAAACCAGCAGCCCCCCCTCGGCGCAAAATCATATATAGGGCTTAATAAATCATACTTTTTACATAATTCAAGCGCCATCTTTTCCGTATAACCGTACTTTTCCAGTAAAGAAATTCTATTTGTACCCCGAAGCCGTTCAAGCCTTTTTGGTTCATCAATGGCAATCCCTAAATACTGCATATATTCTTCCGGATCCATATTTTTCAAAAAATCCTTAATGGGCTGTACTTTTATGCTTCGGTTTATCTGGCACTTTCCAGCCATAGGGAACCCGGTTTTTAATCCCATTCCAGCGCGTTTCCCCCGCTTTGGCTCCCTCATGAATATATCCATATAATTCATTTTTGCATGAAGGATTTTTGTTTCGTAACCCCAGCTTGCGAAAAGTGGAATACATTTATTTTTCACAAAATCAATATGTTCCGGAAGTTCTCCGCTTGTATTCTCGTCAAACATGACTTCGGAAAAGATAATGAGATCCAGCGGATCCCCTCTTTCATGCGCTAGTATAATGGTTGCTGTGCTATCCTTGCCCCCACTAAAGGAAGCTATATACTTTTTCATGATTCCATTTCCGAATTATCAAACGTGGTCACGGATGTTCTGCCGTTTTTTTTCACAACCTCGGTTCCCACTGTGATTTCAAGTTCCACCGGTTCATTGCTTTTTGTATCAAACACAACAAGATTCTGGCCGGCTTCTACTGCAACCGTGATCCCGGTCTTATGTAATGCTTCCTGCATAAGACGCATAAATTCAGCAATCCTTTCTTCCTGGCTCATTTAAAAGCCCCCTTTCTTTTATGCCGCTTTCTGCCTATGTATTGTTTTTACCCCCCCCCCCAGGAAGTCAAAAATAGTAATCTGCGCCATTTCATCCCGGATCCGTTTGTCCGCTTTGGCAAAATATTCTTCGTCCAGCTCAAACCCTAAAAAATCATGCTGTGTCTTATATGCCGCAACCAGACAGCTTCCGCTTCCGGCGTGCGTGTCTATGATTTTATCTCCCGGTTCTGCAAATTTAGATATGATCCACTGATAGAGGGCAACTGGCTTCTGTGTGGGATGGAAACGTATTTCTTTGTTTTTCATATCCCCCTGAAGCATCCCCTTCCACCGGAACCGGAATAGCCGGACGGACTTTTTGAAACTCGTCCATGCAAGTTCGCAATCTGCATAATCATTGTTTCCGTTTTCCTTATCCCACACAATCCAGCATGAGGAATCATAAGGGATCCGGCTGATAAAATGGTTCGCCCCAAAAATAATCTGATTTTTTGAGATCCGGAAAAGGTCTTTGAAATATTCATCCCCAGGCGGCTTTTTATCCCAGTCTTTGGAACCATATACTTTAGATGCCGCTTTCGCCTTTCCGTGTTGCTGCCCACCGCGCTTATACTCGGATGCCTTGATCCCATATGGGGGATCAATGATCGCAAGCTCAAAATATTTATCCGGTATCATTTTTATGGCATTTTCAGAATCCAGGTTATACAGACGGTTCAGCTCAAAAGGCATTGTGTTTATTTCCATGATGCCGCCCCCTATCTGTATACAATCTTTGTTTTTCTGTCCTGGAAAGCGATCCGGCCCTCTACGTCATACCCATAGGCGCCGGAAATTTTCTTTATAACGTCCACCAGCTCCGCAATGTCCCGCGGCGTATGGTCTGCGCTGCGGATTGCTTTTTTCGCCGTAACATCCCGATAGCCGGAAGCGTTATATCTCAAATCATTTTCCATTCTGCACCCCCTACCGGAAAGGAATTTCCGAATCAATCTCTTCCGGAATCTCCACTGTGAAGCCATCCGGCGCCGGTTCCGGATGCCCTGCCGCTTCGGCCGCCTTTTCCGATTCCAGCCTTGCTTCCTCTTCGGCCTTTGTTTCCCCGAAAGATAAATCCTCAACAAATACCGTTTTCGTGTATACCTTGCGGCCGTCTTTCGCCGTGTAATGTCCGGACTGAAGCGGCCCGCAAACCTCAACTTTCTTTCCCTTGTAAAGATACGCTTCCGCAATCCTGACATTGTGGCCGGTACAAATGCAGTCTATAAAATCGACGGGCTGATCTCCCTCTTTTATTCTGCGGTTGCGTTTCACCATGATAGTAAACGCGATAAAGGAAGCCTTATCCCCATCGTACTTGATGATCGGATCCTCCGATACTTTCC